TTCCATGAGGTAGTGGATCGGGGAGACATCGCGCGTCTCGGCGATGTACTTCTCCAGGTCGTCGATCGACAGGCCGCGGGGCTTGCCGCCGCTGTCTGCGCCGGCGAGCTTCTCGCTCAGCTTCGAAGGGGCCATGTCCAGGCGGCCGGCGACTGCCGTCACCCCTGCCCCGCTGTAGACCTTGCTGGCGATGTGTTCGCGGAGCGTGCGATTGCGGGTGAGGCCGTCTTCGTAGGTAATCGTGAGGCTTTTCATGCAGTTATCTCGTTGGTGGGAACGCTGGGGTATTCGTGTTCCCCTGCGTTCCCCTGCTTGGTCGTGAAAATGGCCGCTCACCGAAACGGAGAGCGGCCAGATGGAAATTCAGATCAGGGACGAAGCGGCCATGTCAGGCGGCCTTCTTGCGGCGGGATGCAGCGGCGGGCTTGAACAGGTCGGGCCGCTTCTGAGCCGCCCGCCAGCACCACGCATCCGGCAGTTGGTCGTGGTCCCCACGGCCGGTCATCGACTGGCGCGGGAGGCCGAGGAAGCGGGCGAACTCGGCGTTCGTTTCGATGCCGAGGGCGGTCTTTGCTTGGGCCAAGGTCGGATTCATGGCGACAGTAAATCATCGGTTACCGGTGGTAGTCAACCATGATTTCCACATTTCCGTCAATCATTCGTTACATGAGCATTGGCGCCCGACTAGAGGAGCTGCGGAAGGCCTCGCAGCTGACCCAGCAACAGATGGCTGACATCGTCGGGACGACGAAGCAGTACGTCGGTCGCCTGGAAAAAGGCCTGAACCAAAATCCAAACGGGGTGTTTCTGACCGGATGGGCACGCCACTTTGCCGTAAGCCCAAGGTGGCTGTCGTCCGGCGAAGGCCCCCGATACGCGACCGAGCGCACAGCGTCTCAGTCAGCGCGACCCGACTTCGGCAAGCTGGCCGCGTCGGTTCTACTTCTTCGTCACTACCTGGACTTCACCGGCGAACCGGCCGAGTGGATCAGCGACGAAGTTCTATTGGAAACGGCGTTCGAGGTGGTCGAGGAGTTCGGCGCAGAGGTCCGCGCTGACAATGTGTTCGACCTGACAAAGGTTCTGGCAAAGAAAATCAGGGGTGGAGCGGATGCACAAGGACAGCAGGTTCGAGGAACTCGCGCAGCGGTTGGCACTTAGGACTGCACAGCTTCGCGGGGAGGCGCAGGAGGCTCGCCCTGCCCTGCGCCTGGTGGTCGAACAAGCTCCGCAAGGCATGGACTTCATCCTGCGCGAGTCACATTGCCGGATGATCCGCCACTTCCGTCGCCGCTGGGGCTCTTCAATGCAGATGCTCATCGATCAGGCTTGTTTCGGCTACACCGGCATTGAGGCTCTTCCCGATGACGATCTCATCCAGCTCCATCGCGACCTAGAGCGCGCCCAAGACTGTATGCGCGATGGTGTTTCCTTCGAAGATGCCGGACTTCTTCGCTCACGATACGGGTGAACAATGGCTCTGAATGCGCTTCTATTCGCGGTGGCACTCGCCAGCGGCCCTGCCGTCACTGATGAGGATAGAGCCACAATTGAGCAAGCCACTCGCACGGCGGACACCTTCGCCTACTGCGCTGGAGTGTGGGATTTCTTTGCCGCAGCTGAAGCAGCTGGTGATCGCCCCGCTTCCGCAGAGCAGTTCCGCAACATGGGGAATGGAGCGCAAACTGCCGCTCTCTGGACGCATGCCAAGGCCCACCTGGCCTCTGGCGGGAAGCCAGCCCGTTATGGCGCATGGCTGCCTCTCGTCACGCCGAAGCGCCAAGCGGCGAACCTGCAACTGCACGCCGCGCTGGAACACGGCGACGTCGAACGCGCCAAGCGTGAAGGCGAGACATGCCGAGGAATGCTGGAGTCGCAGCAGATGGCGATTGATTACTTGCGCCAGGACCAAGTAGACCTCGAAACAGGGCCGTAATCTGAACGAAACTGCGTTCGTTCAGAAATAAAATCGGCTTTTAAGTAACTTTTAATTGACTGGCACAAGTAACCGATGGTTTACTAGCTCCATCGCCCCACGACACCCTCACAACGAGGCGGGGCTGGAGAACGAGATGAGCCAGCAGTCGCAGCAGCGCTTCACCCAGACCCATGGCGGCGTGCTGACCGTCATCGATTCGACCACCGGCCTCGAGTGGATCGCCAAGCCGCTGACTGGCGAGTTCGAACACCAGAAAGCCATCGACGCTTGCGCCGCGCTGGACTTCGCCGGCCACAAGGATTGGCGCCTGCCGACCCGCGCCGAGCTGCTCACGCTGGTGGACATCACCCGCCACGAGCCGGCGATCGATACCGCCGCGTTCCCTGACTTCCCGAAGAGCGGCTGGTTCTGGACATCCGACCTGTGCGCCTGGTCTTCGGCGTCCGCGTGGTTCGTCTATTTCAGCTACGGCTGCGTCTACTGCAGCCCCCGCGACTACGGCGGGTTCGCGTTGGCCGTGCGTCGTGCCGGTCAGTAATTGGGCTTTCTGACATAGGGGTCACGACATGCCAGCCGACTACCAGATTGCCCGTAACGACGACGCTCCGGAGCAGAACGACGAGGCCTACCAGTTCGCCTGCGATCAGGTTGCAGCCGAGTTGGAGGCCAAGGCCGAAACCGCCGAGATGGTTTCGGCGCTGAGCGGATTTCGGCACGTCGTGCACTTCCTGATGTCGCAGAAGGTTCCGCCGCACCTGCTGCCTTATGCCCGTGACCTCGCTGAGTTGGTCCGCAACATCTCCGACCGCGTTGACGGGCAGATGCAGACGTTGACCAGCTCCGACATGAGGGACGCCGCATGAGGATCGTCGAGAAAACGAACCATCTGGGGCTCGCCATCGAGTACGTCGAGTTCGAGCCGGTCAATACCCCTCAGGTCCAGCAGGTGCGCGCAGAAATCGACCGCCGACTCGCCGCCATCAACGCCCGCCAGCCTGTCTCCCCTTCCACCGCTGCCGCCGCCTACGCCAGGAGCGCCGCATGAACACCTTCGAGAACACCCGCTTCCGCCAGCTGGTCCAGAAGCGCGCTGAGAGCTTGGGTTACTGCCCGATGACTGTCCGCCAGATCGTTCGAGTTGCCGTTGCGACCGGTGTCGGCACGCTCGCGGCTCAGGCTCACCAGGTCGTGCCCTACCCGGCCAACTCGGCGACGCGCGGAGACGCGGCATGACCCCCCAAACCGAACTGACGCGCCTCTTCGCCGACATCCCGAGGCCTGAGCCGCTGGCACCCATTGACCCGGTAGACGCCGACGAAGCAGTGAACGGCGTCTGCGCCCAAGGAGATAGCGAATGCGCCATTTGACCGCTGCCTTCCTCTGCGCCCTGGTCGCCTCTTTCTGCGCCGCCGTGGTGCTGCGCGCCCTGATCACCAATGCCGACAGTTTCATTCTGATCGGCGGTATCGGCGCCCTGTTCTTCGCCTACCGCTGCTGGGCCGAGGTGCGCCAGGCGTGGCCGGCCTTCACCCGCCACTTGGCTCACCGGCGCGCCATGCGCCGCGCCGCCCCGCTGGTCCGCATCAATCTGCCCAAGGAAGACGTGCAATGAATGACCTGACCAACCCGCAGGCCGCGATGGCGCAGCAGCCGCGCCAGCAGTTCGACCTCAGCCCGCAGACGTTCGAGCAGGCCCTGACGTTCGCCGACTACCTCGCCGACAGCGACCTGGTGCCGAAGGACTTCAAGGGTAAGCCCGCCAATTGCCTGATTGCGATGCAGTGGGGTGCAGAGCTGGGCCTGAAGCCGCTGCAGGCGCTCCAGAACCTCGCGATCATCAACGGACGCCCCGCACTGTGGGGTGATGCGGTGATCGCGTTGGTCCGCAGCTCGCCGCTGTGCGAGTACATCTCCGAGGCTGACGACGGCCACACCGCTGTCTGCCGGGTGAAGCGCCGCAGCGAAGCCGAGGAGGTCCGCACCTTCAGCATGGACGACGCCAAGGTGGCCGGCCTGCTCGGTAAAGCTGGGCCTTGGACGCAGTACCCGAAGCGCATGCGCCAGATGCGCGCCCGGGCCTTTGCCCTGCGCGACGTGTTCCCGGACGTGCTGCGCGGCATGCCGATCGCTGAAGAGGTGATGGACATCCCGGCAGGATCGGACCAGCCGCGCACGACGGCTGCGGTCACCGCCGACAAGGCGCTGCCGCTGTACTCGGAAGCGGACTTCGCAGCGAACCTGCCGAAGTGGTGGGACATCATCGCCAGCGGCAAGAAGTCCGCCGAGGACCTGATCGCAACTCTGCAGACCAAGGCCCGATTCACGGCCGAGCAGCTGAAGGAGATCCGCAACCCGCCAACCGACGTTGACGAGGGCGATGTGGAGAACGACGACAACACCCATACCGGCGTGGAGAACTGAGCATGAAGACCGTGAACCTGATCCAGGGGACGCCGGAATGGCATGCCCACCGCGCCAACCATTTCAACGCCAGCGATGCGCCGGCAATGATGGGCTGCAGCCCCTACAAGACCCGCAGCCAGCTGGTGCGCGAGCTTGCCGCTGGCACGTCCCAGGAGCATGACGCTGCGACGCTGCGGCGCTTCGCCG